GATCTGAAGAAAGGTCAGGAACAGCTTATTGAAGCAATCATTTATGATATTGAGAGTTTCATTGAGGAGAATAACTTATAAGAGGTTGATACATGGCAGCTCGAAGAAAATGCGTAATATGCAATGAGCCAATTGTAGATGAGGATGGCGTTCCATACAAGGGACGCTATGCTCATAAAAAATGTTTTAATATTGCAATCAAGACATTGCAGAAAGAAAAAACTGAACAGATAGATAAAGTTGCTACAAAGAAAAAAGTCGGTAGAAAGGCTAGACCTCAAGCTGAATTGAAAGAAGCATTGTCCGAAGAAGAATATGCAAAAAAGCAACAGTATTATAAGTATTTAAGAAGTCTCATCGAAGGAGAAGAATTAAGTACAAAAGTATATGCCTTAACAGAAGATTATATCAAGCGTTATGGATTTACATATGAAAGCATGTATAAGACTCTAGTTTATCTGCATGAAATCATTGAAAAGGATTTAACCGGTGATGTAATTGGAATTGTTCCATATTATCACACAGAAGCAATGCAGTATTATGAGTCGGTTGATAAATTGGAAGAACATAATGAAAGTATGGATATTTCAAATATGTACAAAGAAAAGACCATTATTGTTCAACCCAAAAGGAGAAAAATAAAACAGATTGATATTCAGTCAATTGGGAAAGAGGTGAAATAATGGCACATGAAGGACTTGTAGATAAAAGAGCATATTTGAATACGATTGGTTGTTTAATACAAGATTCTTCCTTAATAGATGATATTGATAGACCATTAGATAGAACTGATTTTAATACAGAGAACTTCTATGAATTGCTATTCGTTGCAATTTACAATCTACATATGCAAGGTTGCACCACAATTGATGAATTTAGTATAGATTCATATCTAAGCAATTACAAAGAACAGTATTCAATTTTTCAGGAGAATCAAGGTATAGAATATCTTTCAAATGCAAGAGATATGGCTACCATTGAGAACTATGATTATTATTATCATAGATTAAGAAAATACGCATTGCTTAGATATTATGAGCAAAAAGGTCTTGATACAAGATTTATTTTTGACAGTACCATTGCAGATACCTCAAAGATGGAAGCTGAACAAATTAAGTTTGACAATTATACTGAGCAAGACATTATTGAAATGGTTGAAGCGACATTTGTTATTAATCCCAATATGAAATATTGTACCAATACACTAAGTACAGATGTTCAGGCTGGTGATGGCATGACAGATTTGGTAAATGAATTGATGGAAGTTCCTGATGTTGGTTTAGCTTTGAATAACGAGGGATTGAATACTGTATCAAGAGGTGCGAGATTAGGATGTTTATTTATGAGATCGTGTCCTCAAGGTGGTGGTAAAACTCGTATGGCTGCTGGTGATGCTTGTAAAATTGCAGTTCCGTATTTTTATGATGTTGTATCAAAGCAGTATGTGTATACAGGAAATTGCGAGCCGACTACTATTTTCTCAACTGAGATGCCAGTAGATGAGATACAGACATTATTAATTGCAGCCGTTAGTAAAGTAAATGAGGAACATATTCTATATGGTACATATGAGCAAGGAGAATTAGAAAGAGTTCAACAAGCCATTTCTTATATCGAATCTAGTCCATTATATATCGTACATATTCCTGATTTTTCCATTGAAGACATTAAAAACCAGATAAAAAAATACAACCGAGAATTTTCTGTTAGGTATTTTTTCTTTGACTATATTCATACCTCATTACGTTTAATGGCAGAAGTAAATAGTAAATCTGGAATGGGATTGAAAGAGCATCAGTTATTATTGGTATTTGCAACCGAATTAAAGACAATCGCTCAACAGTTGGATGTGTTTATTTATACTGCTTCTCAGTTAAATGGTGAAGCACAAAATGCACAGTATAA